ATAAAGAAAGTGAATTCAAAGTCTGCCGTAGATGTCACTCAAGCGACAATAGAGTTGTTAATGCCCTTTAAAGATCACGTACATACGATTACAGCAGATAACGGTAGAGAATTTGCTCATCACGCTAAGATTGCAGAAGCGCTGGATACCAAAGTCTATTTTGCCCACCCTTATAGCTCTTGGGAGCGCGGCGCGAACGAAAACAGTAACGGCCTTTTAAGGCAATATGTGCGGAAAGAAACTGATTTAAGAGAGATTGAAGATGACGTCATTCATTGGGCGATGACACGTATCAATTATCGTCCAAGAAAGTGTTTAGGGTTCAAGCAGCCAGCAGTCGCATTTAAAGAGATGTGCTTAGCGGCTTGAAATGAAAAGTGTCGCACTTCGAACTTGAATTCAGGCATTTATAACACTGCACATACAATTTAGAAAGTACCAACCTGCCCTACAAACTTATCCTACTAATAATGGTAAGACAGCTACCTGATGTATAATAAACAAGTTAGGGCTTCGGTTGTAATAAGAGCCTTTTTTCACGCCCTTACCACAATGCATGCGCCTTATAACTTAACTCGTTCGCTTATCCCCCAAGCTTCCATCCGCCCTTGTCGCCATGTCCATGTTGCCCATCATTCCCTGTGCAAATTCGGCCTTGAGTCTTTCTATGACTTGATCCGCCATATCTTGATCATAACTTGGATTCCCAGTTGGTGTTAAGTGGAGCACTGGCGCAAAGGTCATGCTTTTGGTGTTGTTTTGAAGCTGTTGGGTTTGGCTTGTTATGTTGCTGGGTGCGGGTTGCTCTGTTTTGTCGTCGCTGAACCAGCCGCCAATGTTTGAGCCGATCCACTCCCCTAGTGCGCCACCGCCCATGCCGCCTGCAATGGTGCCGATGAGGCCACCAATTGCGGTCCCGACTATTGGGACGACCGATCCGATGGCGGCACCCGCCATGCCGCCCGCCGCTGCACCGCCTAAACCACCGACCATGTCCCCTGCTGTTGCGCCGATTTCTACGCTGTCGCCTTGTGACACGGCAGAGGCTAGGCCTGCGCCTTGAAGCGCAATGTCTAATGGACGAAAGAGTTTCCCTGCGCCTTTTAGTACGTTGCCTGACATACCACCCACTGGCAACATGGTAGACAACCCGCCAGCGGCTCCCGCTAGGTCTGCCCCTGTCATGGCAATGTCGCTGATATTCGTGCCTGCGTTTGCTGTGTCGGACATAAGGGATAGTGCTGCGCCTCCACCCATGAGACCTGCGAGTCGGCCATAGCGTCCAAATTTTGATCGTCCTAACCGACCTGCAATGCCTTTGCCGTTTTTATCGAAGGGTTGTTTTGTATCGTTGATACGTTCTTCTGCTTGCCTTAAGCCTGCTAAGCGGCTCCCTGTGTATCGGCCTGTTGAGTTTCCGTTTCGCGTTCTGCCGCCTCTTTGTCCAGATCCACCACCGTAACCCGCGCCAGCACCTAAGCCGTTTAGCTTTCGGTTTAGTCTGTCTATGGATCGAGAGGCACGATTCGCACTGATTGCGGTACGATCAGTGGAGCTTGTGAGCTTTTCGCGACCCAGTTTGAATCTGTCTTTGCCGTTACCCAGTGCAAGTTTGGCAAATTTGAAGGCGATAACCCCTGCTTTCACGGCAGCCAGTGCTCCCACGACGCCCAATAGCCCTGTGGCTAATTGTGGATTGGCTTCGGCAAAGTTGGCGACACCATCCACGACGGACATTAGCGGCGGCAATACGGTGTCTAACACGGGTAGAAGTCGATCACCCAGCACGATGGTCATGCGATCGAACTTGGCGCTCAGTTGGCTAAGCTGATGACCTCGTGTGCTGGCTCGGTTTGCGTATTCGTCGTTTACGCTGTTTGCTCTGTCGGCTTGGTTGGCGACTTTGCCAAAGGCGGAGACGAGGCCGTTTTTGTCGTCGTCTAAGGTTGTGACGAGTTTTGCTACCGCGCCTTTGACTTCTTCGCCAAAGAGTTGCGAAATGACGGCGCCTCGGTCGGTTGCGTTTACGTCTTGTAAGCCACGCATTACTTCAATGAGCGTGCTTTGTGCGTCGTTTTGCATCATGCCTGCAAGTTCGTCTGCATCGAACCCGATTCGGTTCATTGCCTCTTTTTGCGCACCTGTGGCGGCGTAACCTGCGGTTAAGCGTCCTGTGATGTTTTTAAGTGCTGTAGAGGCAACTTCTTCTGTTGCGCCCCCTGCGATCAGCGTTGCAGACAATGCGGCGGTTTGGTTGTAATCCAGCCCCGCGCCCATTGCTGTGGAGCCTTGGCGAACCATGACGGCGGCAATGTCCTTTGCCTTGGCGTTCATGTTGTTGCTTAGGTAGTTTGTGCTGTCGGCAAGGTCAATTGCATTCTCTTGTGTCAGACCCATTGCAGCGCGCCATGTGGCGAGTGTGGAGCCTGCTTCTTCTGAGCTTACATCCCATGCTACGCTCATTTTGGTGGCGGATTCTGCGAATTCTAGTAGCTGTTTTTTCTCTATGCCGCTCTGCCCCGCGGCGGTGACGATGTCGGCAATGCCTTTTTGCTCAACGCCTAAGCGCCCTGCAAGTTGCATCATTTTTGTTCTGTATTCGGCTTCTTCTCGTTTGTCTGAGAAGTTGACGACCTTTTTAACATCGGCAAAGGTGCTTTCGTATTCCACCGCTCGTTTACCCGCCATGACAAGGGGCGCGGTTTTGACCGCTAGGCCAACGGCTTGGCCGACAAGTTCGCCTTTTTGCGCGTTGCGATCGGCAATGCGGCCTTTTAGCTTTTGGATGCGTTGAAGCTTGGCTTTTTGCTGTTCTAGCTTTCGGTTGGCTTGCTCTGTTTGTTTGGCGAGCTTGAGCTGTTGCACACCCAATGAGTTTACTTTTAGCCCTGCGTCGCTCATGCCACGACGCAATCCACCTAGCTCTTTGGCTTGTTTGCTGTATGAGGTTGTTAAGCGTGCGGTGGCGCGCTCTGCCCCTTTTAGGCTGGCTTTTTCTTTTTTATGAGCGCGTTCAGCGTCTTTTTTGGCTTTGGTGAGTTTTTTAAGCTCTTTGGTTGCTTTGGCTACTTGCTCGGACTCTGCGCCGTGGGCTTCTGCCGTTTCTAATAGGGCTTGTTCGGCTTTGGCTAGGGCTTTGGTATGAAGGGTTACAACATGCTTTGCTGCTGCTTCGCTGTCTTTGAGTTTGTCGGTTTCTGTTTTGGCTTTTGAGAGCGCTTGGCGGGAGTCGTCTAGACGATCGTTGAGGGTTTTGAATCGGGTGATTAGTTTTTGCTTGTTGCCTAGTTCCTTGAGAGTTTTGTCGGTTTGTTTGGCTTCTTCTTGCAGCTTCCCTGCTGATTTGCTCGCCATTTTGAAGGGCTTGGAAAATTTGTCGATTGCAGTCAGTGCAATGGATACGCTTCTATCTGCCAAGGTTTACCCCTTTTTGATTCCTAGTTTTGCGGCGGCGAGATGGTAACGGCGCATGGCTTCGTCGATGCGCCAATTTAGTATTTCAGATGGTGGGATGTGGTAGACGATCGGGATGATGTCGGTGAGGACTTCTACGTCGTTTGGCGAAAGTAAGCCGCCGGTTTTTCCAAAAAATCGATGAGTCGCTCTTGCAGTTGGTTCCAATCTGGCAAGCTTAAACGCCCTAGTTCGGTCTGGCTCAAACCTGTACAGCTTGAGCTGATAAACAGCGTGCGTTGCCATTCATCTTCGTGAGTGTCCATGAGGTCGGTTGTGGCGACGGTAGGCGGCTTGAGTTTGTATTGGTTGATGTCGCGGCCATCGTCTCCGTTAATCGGCTGTAGCAATAATGGTGCATTTAGATCGAACGCGTTTTTATTGTCCATGAGCTTACTGGCTGTTGCGTTCATCAGCTCCAATACTTTGGTTTGAATGCTGGTGTAGTCGGGCGTGACGAGCCGTTTAAGCTCTTTGTCTGTTAGTCCTGTGCTTTCACAGATGCAAGCACGTAGGAGCTTTGTATCGTCGTTTTGGATGCTTTGGCTCAAGGCTCGGTGAGTTTCCATGTCCATGAGTTGGAATGTGATTTGATGAATCTGCTCGCCTTTGTCGCTGTCGATCGGCCAGACAAGTTCGTGCGTTTTTACTTTGAATTCAGGCATACGTTTATCCTAAAAAAAAGCCCGCAGTGTGCGGGCGATAAGGGGAAGTTTTGGGTTATGGCAAGCCGACGTTTCGGCGATGTTCGGCGAGAATGTCACCGCTTCCTAGATTAAGTATCTGGGCATTGCGATCAATCTCGTAGATGGTTTTACCCGATTCTGTTTTCTTATAGGCACTGACGGCCATTTCGATCTCGTGGTCGGGCAGTTCGCCCATTTTGCTCGCAGATTCGGTAATGCTTGTGATTTCCCCCGTCAAGCTGTCTTCTAACGCGAACTTTGCGCCGTCTTCGTCTTGAAGGGATTCATTGACGTTCACTTGGCACATTTCGCCATCGGCAAGGCCAAACGCTGAGAGCATGGCTTGAGTCGCGCCTTTGACTTTGAACTTGGCGGTCATTTTCTCAAGGCCGACCATAACTTCACCTGGTATGAACGAGCCGCCTCTTGTCTCTTGCATGGTTTTCTTTATCTCAGGCGGGGTGTATTCGTCTAGCTCTTTTACAAGCGGCTCGCCATTAATAACCGCACGGCGGGTAATTCGTGTTCTTTGACCTGCCATATTAAGCAACTCCTTCTAGGAATGATTCGACGATGCCAACGTCTTCAATTAGGTGGTAAACCATGTGTTCGTTGACGCTGTAACCGTGGTATTTGATGGCAATGTGCCATTCGCCGTTTCGATAGTTTTCGACGTTGTTGAGCGTTGGGTGTAAGTAGACTTGAGCGCCCATCACTGTTTCGTTGGCTTGAAGTGATTTGAGCCAGTAATTCAGCTTTTCAATCTCTTGCTTCATGAATGATTCGGAGAGGTTGTAAGCCATGGCGCGTTGGGCTGTTTTGGCGAGTTTGCGAATAATGGCGTATTCCAAGCCCACTTGAGAGACAAAGCGCCCCATTACGCAACGGTTGCCAATCAGCGAGAAGCCGCCCATGGAGGTGCGCGCAAAGTAGCTGATGCCGTTTCGGTTCAGTAGGTCGCCACTTGTGGCTTTGTCCATGATGTTATAGTCAATAATTCGGCTAGTTCCTTCAATCAGCGCCCCCATTCCGCCTTTCGCAGGGCTTTCCCACGGTGCAACACGAGCGAAGCAGCTTAGCGCGATCGCCGATCCTGGGAAGAGTATGTTCCCACTCGCTGCTTGGCTGTAGACTGAGACAAACGGATCGATAAGATAGACAGACTCATAGCCCGTACCCGCGCCGCCTAAAGAGGCCGAATAACTGATTGCTTCGGTGTCATTGGTATTTGGTCCATCGACGACGGGAATCGCGTAGAGCCTTTTCCCCATCGTTGCGAGTGCATCAGCAACAGGTTTGGTGTTAAAGCCCGGTGCTGCAATGTGCGTTGGGATCTCGTCACAACCCGCGAGCGCTTCAATACCCGTTCGCTGGCCTGTCGCACCGTCAATTTTACCGATCACATTATTTTGAGCTGCCGCAACGTCTGCACCTTCTGCAACAATGATCACGTAAATAGGAACCGATACAACTCGTAGAATCTCGTAGCACGTGCGGTACAAAGTCCCGCGCTCGTCTCCTACTATGTCGAGCTTAGCAACGGCGCCCATGTTGGCGATTCGAATTGGCGTGTTTTCTGGAAAATCAGCGTGAGCGTCTGGCGCGGTGCCAACGATGCCCAAGACAACACTGCCCAATGGCCCCATAGCTGGCGGAGCCGATTGGGTAACGACACTGATGCCGTTGTGCACGAATGATGCTATTTCAGGCATTAGGCCTCTCCTTTTGGTTTCGCGGTATTTCTCGCAAGAGCGACTTTACCACTGAGAATTAAGTATTCTGCTTCGCAAGGAAGCAGGTTGACCGTGTCACCTTTTTCGTGCCAATGCTTTTTGTTAGGGCATTGGTACGGGTTGAGAACTTCGTATTGCTTGGGTTGGGTTTTGGATTGATTTGCCATCTTTCCTCCACAAAAAAGCCCCGCATGTGCGGCATAAAAAAACCGCTGATGCGGTTGGGGGATGAATCAGTCTGATAGTCGACTATTTACTAAGAATCTTACTTACCTCTGTCGCTCTTTCTGAGATATCTTCAATTACGTCAGATTGCCCTTTAGACTGATATGGAAACTTATACTTACCTGAGTCCATTCCATCTAGTACTATGTTCGCATCTGAAACGAACGAGTTAGATGCTTTTTTAAAGTCATCAAATGAATCTGCACTCTCTAGACTAACTACTAGCTTACTAAACTCGACTAGCAACAACTCAGCAGCGTCCGCGTTGGCGCCCAAAAGGGATTGATGGTCACCAGCGGCTTCTAATATTCCTAATCTCTTTTTAAGTCTAACTTCGCTATCTGTATATTCATATGTACAACCCGCCGGAAAAACCAATGACTCTGCACCATCCAAAGAGCCGTAGTAAACTACGGCACCATCATTCAAGACCCTCATATACTGCTTCCTATTCCATATGAACTTGACATAACAATTAACGGAGAACCGCTAATATAACCAGCACTAACCCACGGCCCGACTATATACAGCTTCACTCCCTGAGCACTTACAGAGCCCACCAGCCCATCTATATTCCAATAGCGAACAGATCCCATACTTAGATCCACATACAGCTGATTTGACTCCATCGTTTGACCGCAAAAAAACATCCCGTTTTTATCGGCTAAGCATGCCAAAACCCCGGTAGTAAATCGCCCGCGCACTGGACGACCGGGGAGTAATAAAAAATCCCCACCAGCCGAGCCAGCAGACAAGGTCACTTCCAACACATTAAAAACAAGACCGCCTTCCACATGACACTGACTTTTTATCTCAGACGGAACATCGTCATCCGTATACTCCAATACTCTTAAATCATCCAACACAGCTCCACCACTAGAGTGAAAGCCAATGGGACTTAGATAATTTCCATCCGAATCTTTTTCCGTTGCCCTCGAATTCAACAGAAGATTAACAGCAGGAAGGTTTCCACTTGCTCCATCTATATACCTCTCCACCGCTACTTCCGCCGCTTTCATGCGCCCATCTATTTCGCCAATCATCCCACTAACAACGCTCGTCTGTTCCTGACTCACCGCCGTCTGCTCTTGAGCTGCCTGTTTGAGCTTTTGAAGCTCTTCTACTATTTCGGCCATTAAACTACCCTCCTAACCTTAATTTTTCGCTCAGTTGCATTAACATATGAGCCTGTTTTGTTGCGACAACTTGTGAGCGAACAAACGCGACTGCATCCATCATCATTTCGTTGTCTATTAGAATGTTGAGATTGTCGGTTCCGACCTGAATAGATACCGAGTCCGTGGGCAAGGCGCTTAGATTCAGCACATGCTGAATAATCATTTTGCCGCCTGCGGATTTGTAGTTCAGCGTTACACCCGGAGATGAAATCACGCCGAGCAACGTACCTGTTTCTAGATAGAACCCAAGTTCGTTAGCTGAGTATTCAAGATCGCCTTCAAACTTTGCGATCGCTTTTATCTTGCCCGCTCCAATATCGACTGTGTCGTTAAATTCTACTCGCTGTTTTTCGCTGTATAGCCTCGTTTGGTTTGCAATTGGGGTGTAGGATCGATCACCCGCTCCCACGTGCGTTATTTTTATTTGAATGCCTGCCTGTTTAGCAGAAATACACTCAGCAAGACCTTCTTCTGTTATGACTAAACCCAGTGCACTCATAAAATTGCTGTTGCCTCCACGCTTCCAATTGAGTAAACATAAGCGCCTGCTGCTAAGTAGAGCGCTGCCGATGTGTTTGTAATGGATAACTCCGCTTGAATTTCTAGATTATTGATTGAGGTTCCAACTTGAGCAGCGCCACATAATGCAAGCTCTGTTTTTGTTTCTAATTCCCACAGCCGGGCTTCGTGTGAGCTGCTTTTGAAATTTACCGCCGGAGCTATTGCACCAGCTAAGCCCATGTTTTGTTCGACACCATAGGCGAGGGATAGCGTTACTGTGTCTCGCTCTGATTTCGCTTCGTCAATATAAGAAAGTAACTTCTTTGCGTTCGCTACGTTTACGGGGTTATTTCCGTGCTCCCATGCGGTTATTATTTCTAGTGAGTAAGGCTCGGCGCTCTGTTCGTACCAGGGCGTAATCTCACCTTTAAACCCTAGCGATTCTAAAGCCGTTTTGATGCCCTTTTTTGTGCCAGCGAGCCGCCTTACTATCCACGCATCCCGTGCTAATCTTCGTTTTAACTCGTCTGGTGCATCGTCATCCCAAATTGGAACTTGTGCGTCGTGAGCCAAAAACGGAAGCAGTTTATTTGTGGTTGTTTCAGCATTGAGCAAACCTGGAAATGGAGAAGCGTGCTGATAAAGTTGCTCTGCTAATGCAAGCTCTATCGCTCTTTCGAGTGCAGATTTGTTGTCCGGTAAGACACTATAGCTGTGCAGTGACGACGTTGATGTTGATTGACTCAAGATAAGGTACCTCTGAATAGTCGCATTGGATGCTGTCTGTCATATTGAGTTCGACTCTCCGAACACCACCTATCGATGCAAGTGCGGCATACAGCAAGCTGGGTTCAATTTCTCCGCCTAGTCGGTTTTGTTCGTCACCGTATTCTTGAACCGCTTTAATTGCTGCGTCTCTCACAACCTCTCGATCAGGCCCTACTCGTAAATGAATGGTCGCGTCACACGCCCAACGAACAATATTTGCGGCTTGAACGGTTACGAGATCGGTTTCTTGGGCTATATCGTCTCGATCGATTAGATACGCTTTCGTCGCATTAATTAACGCCTGCGATGGTGTGCCGTCACCTTCATGCGCAAGTATTCGAACATCGACCTCGCCCGGAGATGTTTGGCGTGCTTGGGCATCTTTTGTTTGTCCGCCCATTTCATGCTCTTCATAGCGATAGGTTACGACGACTTGACCCGATTCAGAACTTTGAACATCTATCTTAGGGCGACCACCTAAAGTCATAGCGTGATAACGATAGCCGGAGCGAGTGCCTGCACTGGATAACGCAAACACAGCAAGGTAGTAGCGAGTTAAGAGTGCATCATTGGATTCCATTGTTGGAGCAACTGGCGGGAAAGCATTAGGATCGCCTTCATCAATAATCTGCCGCTCAAGTCCTAAGCGACTGACAATCACATCGACCATATCGTCATCGGTGGCATACATGCCAAACATTTGGAGGGCTTGCGCATTTCGCTGTCTATCCGTCGCTTGCATGATGACGGCGAACGCTTCAATGAGCTTGGTTATGATGGCCGCTTCGTTCTCAAACGTTTCTTGTACGCTGTCTGCTATGGATGGATCATGCTCAGCCAAATACGCCAATACGGATTCTTTGATATTAGATAAAACAGCCTCATAAGGGCGAGTTTTAATAATATCTGGAATTGGGAGCTGGTTTTTATGAGGAAACATCGACTAACGCCTCAAAAGTATGCAAGCGACCCCGCCACTCGCCTTCTATGTAGAAAATAAATCCAATCTCGCCCGACTTAACTAAACAGCGTTTTGGGATGAAATCACTGAGCCCATTTTCAGGAATGTAAAACGCGGCTATTGCAGCAGACTGACAACGCACTGCTTCACCGGGCGACATGTTTGCACTCAAAAATTTGGGAACATCTGAACCAAATTCCGGCCTTTTTGCACGCCCGCCAAATGGAGTCGTCAGTACTTGGGTTATACGGCTAACAAGGAAATCGAAATCTGTGATTTCATTTCCCGTTTTTCTATCTATGTCCACTATGTCACCTTATATGTTCCAGATGATGAACCACCCTCAATAACAACTTCCGCATTTGAATTTAAGTGATCGATAATGCCTTTTGAAAACGCTACATAAAAATCATGGCCTGCGGCTTTGTCTGTCGTTGGTTTATACCCTGCTTGCTCTAATGAGTTTTCTATTGATATCGCCATTAATTCGGGAACAAGTGCCATAACTTACCTCGTGTCATTTTGCGGCGTTTACCAGCGTTGAACAGTCAGCGTGAGGTAATCCGGTGATCATGCACTTATGTGCACCGGTTACCACGCCAGCGCCTCCGATTAAGTCAATTTTGGAACCTTCAATTAATACGTTTGCACCAGATTTAACGGTGACATCCCCGCCAGCAGTTAACTCTGTGGTTTCGCCCACTTCGATCGTGGCGGAAGCTCCCACTTCGATATTCAGTTCACCGACGCTCTTAATTGTCATAACTTTGTCTTGTGTGTGATAGGACACGAGCGAGCCATCCGGATAGCATCGCGTTATTAGATTGGTTTCTGTGGTTGGCGCTGGGAATGCATCACTGAATAGCCCCACAAGCGCGACGGTCTGAGCACCTGCATTGCCGCCTCCATAGTTCAAAATCACGCATTGTTCGCCTTCGCTTGGACAGCGGTAATCCGTTGTCGCACCTGCTGCGGCGGCAAACCAACGAATGGAGGGAGTTGTTAGTTCGCCGTGACGAACTTTGATTAACATGCCTGATTCGTGGATGGATTCGACATACCCGAGGCGAACCATGCTCTGCATTCTTCGGCGTAGGTCTTCGGTTTCTGCACTTAATTCTTCAATACGATCAAGATACGACTCAAGCATCTGCCGAACCGTTGCTTCTATTAAATCTCTCATTTGGGCGGATTTTCATTTGTAGCGATGAGTGAGAAGTCACTATCGTGTTTAGGATTAATACCAAGAAAAATGGACTTCAAGGCTCGATCTTCTTCTAGTAACGATTCATCCATCTCAACAACTTGACTGAATTCAACTGTCCAACAGTTAAACCCTTTGTCTCCACGTTTGAAATCACTCGGATAAGCGACAATATTCTCAGGGATACCAATATCCGAAAGCCCCCATCGATTTCTAACGAGCAAACGCTTAACGAAGCTAGCCAGGTTAATGACTTTTAATTCCGATACTTCGACCCTATTGGATAGAATGCAATGCAGGTATACGCCTACTTTCTCTTGATTTGTTCCCGATGCACTGTGTCCCGTTGCTTCATTCAACTCTGGGAAATCTATGAGAATCGCCATCTCTGGCAACGCATCCCATGATTCAATTGAAGTGGCAAATTCTACCAGCGGTATCTGAACCCCTTTGTTAGAGGCTGATGTGTTTAAACCCGCTTTTAAGGCATCGAAGTATTCAAGTATGCTTTTCACTGTAATGCTTCCCGTATCCACTGGGCGAACTTACGATTTAGTTGCCCTTCCAGCTGCCGAATAATGCGTTCCGCTTCGCTAGAGAAGTCGATAGTTTGTTTCTTCAAAGGGTGGCGGCTCGCTCCAAGGCGCTTCCAAATAGCAAATTCTCCGTATACCGTCTCTAAAAATGCGCCTCTAAAGAAGTAGTCGCGCACTTTTACACCGCCCTCTTGTTGACGAGCTGCGCCGATCTTTACCGCCGAGATGGGCAAAATCCCCACCCACAAGCGGGCAGAGTGACCTTTTCTCGACACTCGAATCCGAAAGCGGTTTTTCAAGGCCGTTTTTTTTACTCCTAACTCTTGCGATAAACGCTTAAGGCTTTCTGTTCTAAGCCATGCAACCGCTCTTCGAAGGGCTTTTCTAATCGCACTGGTTAACTTTCGTTTAAGCTCGCCCACAACCTCTAAAGGCATATCCAACTCTAACGAGTAATCAAAGGCCATAATCGCTATTCTCGGTATGAGTCAATTTTTCGGGTGTTTGAGTAGAGAGAATGCACAGTGTTTCACCACTGCCATCGTGCAGAGTGTTTTCGATAAAGAAGGTTTCATTTGCGATTCTGCAATGCCAGTCCTCAATTTCTTGCAGCGGCGACGGGATTGAAAGCAGCTTCTCAGTCGTTTTGAATTCGACATTGGAATGTCGCCCTTTGAGCCCGTTAAGTTTTTCAAGAAGCTCTGGGTTATCGAATATTCCCGACGTCTCGAAGCTTTCCTCTGCGCTATAAACAAAAACGGGCGTTCCGACCTTTCGGAACACCCGCTTATTTGCGCGGTTTAACGCCTTATCGAAAGACATTAACCCTTCTTACCCTTAAACAACATCTTGGGGCGGCGTGGATAGAAAAGCGGATAGCTATAACATTCCAGCTCGACAAACTGCTGACGTTTATCATCCAATAGTTGCAGTGAATAAAACTCTTCACCCAATTTACCAATATCAGCAAAGGATTCCCCCGGTGCTAAAGCCATTTCAAAGACATTGGCGTTTTTACCAGCCGGGAAAATATGACATTTATCAACATTAACAGCGATTTCCGAGTTATCGTCCGTACCTACGTAGTTGACCCACTTCACACCTGCGAAATCCAGTTCAAAGTCTGTTCCGGGGGCTCTAAGCTCGTGGCCCGCTTGTTGAACTTTGTACGTTTCTCGTACTTCAGAGTTACTGATCAAATCATCCCAAAATGCGTCTCCACAAATCGCTCGAATTTCAGAGTATCGAGCCCCTTTTGCACTTCGTCTCATTTGACGAATTACTTTTTCGGTAATTAACTTACGTAGATCGCCGTCTTTCTTATTCGCTAGATCAAAGTTAATTTCAGTATTTGCACTGATATCAAACTCACTAAAGTAGTCGTAGATAACGGACCCATCTGCGTCAACTAACTTACCTTGCACGGATGCTAAGCGCATATTTTCATGCGTTGCGACGATGTCCTCTTTCACGCTCATCATACGGCGAGCAAATTCTAATTGAACTTCGGTAATTGCATCCGTTAGACCTAATGCTCTAACGAAAGCCAATTCCGATGCCGTGATTTTATCGGCTTGAGCAACACGGACCGCATTCAAATTTCTGATTTTACGGTCACCCTTCTCTTTTTGCGGAAGAGGTTCTCCGCGCAATGAGACAGGTACAACAGAGAGAGATTCACTCTTTGTCTCAATCGCGATCACATCACTACGCACTGGATTTCGACGGAAAATACCTAACTGCCCCAAATAATCTGGAGCGACTTCTACTTCGTTGATCGCTTCTGTCATGGAAGCGACAGAGAATGCATCATCGTTAAAAATATCGACTAGTTCAGCCATGTTAGCTCCTTAAACTACTTTGATGCCATTCACTGCCAATTTTGCAATGGCAGCGGTTTTTTGGGCGTCTGAAATACCTTCAGGCCAAACGAGGTCTGAAGCTCGAGCGGCAGTTAATGCAGTGGAAAGCACACCTTCAACATCTCCAGAAGATGCATCCACAGCGTCAAACAAGATGGCAGATGCATTTTCGGCGCCGTCCGTCACGGTTGGATCTAGCTGTTTAAACTTAGAAGAAGCAGACACTTTCCCCATGACCGTACAAGCACTGTATTTACCCGCTGTAATGACTTTCTTATCACGACTTAAATATTGGCCGACTTCTTCGACAATATATTGCCCCGCGCCAGGCGCTTTCGTTTTGGTAACCATTGTTAACCCTCTTTAATAAACGTTTGCAGTGGCTTAGCGCTTCACTGCGGAAATGGCACGAGACCATGAGTTTTTGATGTTTTCATTGTTTTGCTTGTTTTGCGTTAAGTCTTTAGGGCCACCTGAATCAATGTCTTCATCCATTTCCGCCTTGGTTTCAGATACGGCGATACGCAGCAACTCCGCCGGATTATTCATGTTCTGTATGAGGTTTTGAGTCACAGTATTTAGGCCAGCAGTTGCACAGATATTTTGAATATCATTCGCTGTCGTAAGACGACTCTGTACATCTGTGATTGAAAGATTCTGAGTCACAAAATCAGACGCGAGGAAAGATAGATTCTTGTCGTGACACATTTTGATGATTTGAACCGCATCATTATCACTTCCATTCACTGGTGGAGAGTTTTGTGCGCTCACAGCGCCCTTAAGGCTATTAAGTACTTCTGATTTAACTTGTTCACGACTTGCTAGATTGCAATTGAGAACAGGCGCTTCTGTTACAATAATTTCATCAACAAAGCCTTTCAAAACCGCTTCTTCCGCTGTCATCAACGTTTCTTGATCAAGCATTTCCCACAATGTGGCGCCTTCAATACCTGTTCTTTCTGCATAGAGCCGTAACAAACCAGATTTCAGAATATCCAGCTTATCAGCCATCGCACGGAAGTCGTTCGCGTTGCCCTGCATTCCCGTTAGGGGGTTGTGAATCATCATAAATGAAGCTGGGTAAGCTCTAAGCTTTCCAGCAGAAGCACCCATCGCAATAGCAGAACCCGCGCTGGACGCTTCACTAAGGATCTCAATAATTACTTCGGCTTTATGCCCTTTTAGAAAGTTCGCAATAGCAAGGCCGTCGAAGAAGTTGCCGCCCGGTGTGGCGAGAGAAACACGAATTTCATCCAAGTCACCCATGCTTTGAACCGCTTGAATAAACTCACTTGCGGCCACGGCATCGGGATCAAAAAAACTCCCGCCTACGGTGCCATGAATATTAATGGTCACTGAGCGAGGTTTATCGCCTGCCCCGCCTGTTAAGTTGAGGATTTCATACCATTTCATTATTGAACCCTATAAATAAGAAACCCCGCTAAGATGCGGGGTTTGTGAGGTAGTTTTCGACTTTCTGCAAAAAGCCTAAATCGTCTTCGGTAATACCAAGCTCCTTGGCTTTCTGAACTTTTCGCAGGAGCTTTTTCAGATTGGTTGTTTCAATTTCTTCCGGGTCTTGCCCTTTGCGAGCCACTTCCAGATCGGTTGATGTTAGATCATGCTTTTGCGCTTTGATCTTCGCATTTACATCTTGCTCTGGGTGGATGTAATCCCACCCTTGTGGTCTGTAATCTGCCTTGAAATATTGTTCGGGGCTTGCTGAGTAAAAGGGTGCATCCAGCTTTCCAGAAAAGACGCAGGCTTCGATAAACCACTTCCAGTCCTTCATACAAATCTGATAAACCAACAACTGATCTTGAATCGCTTCAATCTGTCGGTAATATTGCTGCATGATGATTCGAACCAGACGATCGTTCACTTGTGACCAGTCACCTGTTAAAAGCTCATAAGGTTGGTTATAAGACAGCGCCAAGCTAATGCACTGCCAACGCATGTAATCAGAGTAACCTTGCCCCGCATCATCACCATTGAAAAGGGTCAGATCGTCTCCGGGGAAACCATTTAAGACCGTTCCCGCCTGAACACTGACGTTCGGTATTTCATTCGTAGAATCTGGGTGGATTTCTTCGCCGGTTATCGGGTCAAACTGCCAATGCTTATCTTCTTCATAATGAGAGTAATCAACGGCACGCTTCATAAATCCCGTATAAGGCGCTCTCTGCTCTTTTCGTACTAGCTCTGCATCATCGTAAGAGTTAAAGGTGATTGCCTTAATCAACCCAGAAGTTCCATCTGGTGTACCGCGCCTTTGTCCTGGTCGCGTTGGTAAGTAATGATGAATAACGTCCTTTGCTCTTACACGAACATAGTCAGAAAGGTTTATGCTGAACTCGCCATCATGTGGATGTTCTCGGTAAAAGTAATAGGCTAATCGCCTTCCCTTTCTATCGAACTCAATGCCTTCACGAATCTTCCGTCCATTTCTAAGATCTTGATTTAGCTCTATTGGACAAAAACAGGATTCTAAGATTTGATTTTGATACGGAGCCGGAAGTCCATCGCTAAGCGAGCGATAGCGTTTACGGATGAAAACCTCTCCCTGAGTTCTTCTCGCTCTAACAGCCTGTGTTAACTGACCGTGCCAGTTAATTACAAGCTCAGGATCAGAGTATTGAACTCTCTGTTGCCATAGCTCATTCGCCGCAATATTAAATTGCTCATCACTTGTTTTGGCGCGAATCGCCACGCCTGAACCCACTTCATTGACAACATTCTTTTCAATGCCGCTGAACACCAAAGGCATGTTTCTATGACCTGCCAATGTGCGATCGCGTAATGAACCTTGATCAGGCGCAACCGTTTTATTGGGCCCTAATCTTGGAGAATGCAGACTGGCCGCGCGCTTACCGCGAGTCGCCCCTTCATAGGATAGATTTGCGACACTGGATAGCGGATTTCCTCGATGGTCAACAATCACTAGAAACCTCTGTTTACAGACGTGGTAACAGCATGAAGTGGACGTGAACGCCGTTTCTTACGCTGGAGGCGTTTCTCAATCCTTTCTAACTCGTCAATGCTGCGGTATTCAATTTCTCGGTCACCCTTACGAACCCGCTTTTCGCCACCACTGATAACCTCGTCAACATCTGTCAATTGCTCATCTATTTTTGTTGTCATGCTATCTGAATCCTACTTCTGCGCTCTCGCTTGGTTTTATGCGCTTTTTCAAGCTGATTGGGCCGTATTATGAAAGGATTTTCTTCTATAGGTTTTGCGTAAACAGGTGGTAATTCCCAGTCAACGGTATGTGCTCTCAACTGATAAATAGCCGCCCATCCATAATAGAATTGGTCAAATGCTTCGTTCGCCTTCTTGCCAGGTTTGGTCCAGCGGCCATCTACACCGCGGATTTCATATGTCAGCTCGTCATAAAAGCTCTCAGGCAACCAGTCGGGGAAATAACAGTATTTCGCGCCCGGCTCATCTCGACCTATTGAGGAGTTATTGACGATATCTTTAAAGCGGTTGGAATTTAGTAGAAGCAAGGGGATATCACCCCGTGCTCTGGCTTTTCTATGCTTCTTCTTTGAGTTATCCGGGTAACTCACTCGAATATAATCAGACTCAAGCTTCTTACCGTCACCTTTTAGTAACCAAAACTTTTCATGCATTTTTAGCTTTTTTAGGCGGCGATAGTACTCGTAGGCATTATCCGTTACACCATCTTCACCACCACTATCACAAAGCGTAATAGTTATAGGCATTCGCAAGTCAGGATGGTCTTCAATCTGATAAGACTGGTTAATTACGCGATCCGTAATCAGATCCCAATCTTCCGAATATTTTGCAGGGTCAACGCGCTTTTCTTGACCGTCTTCAACACGATTACTTTTCACGATTTCAAATCGATCAATAACCGTGTGTTGCAGGCCTTCCCCCCAACCTAAGACCATCACAGAGAAACGACTCTTCTTACCGTTTTGCACGTCTATCTGCGCCGTTAAGAAGCGAACCCATTTAGGAACTAACAATTGCTCAAGGGGGACAACGCGTTCTTTCAGTTCTTCAGCTTTACCTTTCGCCTGAAGGCTCATCGGTGTATATGGCCTACCCTGATCCACATTGACCGTGGTTCTTAACTGCTTTTCACTGCCCGTTTTGTCATAGTCTCTTTTTGCGGATAGATGGAGATAAACCAACTCTTCCCACGTCTGAAAGTTTGCCGCTGGCCCTTCCATCCAGAAAGACGCTAAAGGCGAATCGATCATTTCACCGGTGATCTCACCATCGCGCGAAATCTCACAACCACCAGGAACCCAACGCGCCTTTTGTATCAGTTCAAACTTGTGTTGAGGCTTAATATCATTGGAGCCACAATGCGGACAAAACGCCGTTACGTTTCTTGCCGCCTTTCGAATATTGGTTTCATTTTCATCAAACCTTAGATACTCAAACTTTGCAGGAAAAATTCACCACAATCAAGGCAAGCCCAATAGAGCTGCCTTCTGTCACCCGTATTGTATAGAGACAAAATCCCGAGTGAGGCTGGCGCTTCGTGATGTTGAAGGTTCTTATCTCCATCTGGCATCACCTCATAACCGGGGCTGCTTTCACACACAGCCATTCCCAAACTCTGATACGTTTGGATACGTTTAAACGCCAAGCCCCAACCAGAACCTTCACCGCCTACATCAAGCGGCCATCGATCGTAATCTGTTAAGAAAACAAAACGATAATCAGACGACGCTAGAATGGTTTTCGAAGGATGACCAATACGAAGATAATTACCCGCCTTAAAAATCTTTTCTGTCACGTTATTGTCGTGAGTGCGAGGGCTTAGACAGTCGGCGAGTATTGGGGAATTCTCCAACATGGGAGTAATTCGCTTCTTACCAAACTCTGCCGCTTTGACTTGCGACATCTGAGCGACCAACATGTCGCTAGGGTCAACAGCCACCCCATAACCTACACCACCATCGATAAGTGCTTGGGTTTTACCTGATCGGGCTGGACCTACAAATATCAGCCCCTTCTTTTTCCGAGAAGAGATAATATCCATGGGCTCGACCATATAGGGCGCGGTTTCAATGTCCCAGTAATCCCAATTCCCTGATGGCGTTTTTGTCTTGACGTACTGAGCGACGGCTTCCGATACTGCTAACCTAGTCGGTGGTTTAATTAAAAGCGCCGTGTCTCGTTTTAAACTATTTGCGGATGCATACACTATTCGAGATCACCACCGTTATTAACCACAGACAGATACATATTTTCTCTAATGCTATCGACTTGCTTTTGAACAATCTCAGCTTGATCCGCATTGAGACCCGCTTTTCGTTCCAATAAATCAGGTAGGCTGTCCAGTGGGTTTACAATTGCTTTTGCAAACTCGGCGTACCCTCTCGCCACTTCATCTGCAGGAACCAACTCACCACAATTTATCTCAAAATTGACTCTGGCATTTTCAGAGTCAAACCAAGCTTTCCGTTCGCCCGGTGTCATCGTATCGGGATTAATAACACTTTCATTTACGATCAGTTCAGAAATGATGGCCGGAGCTGCCACATTCATATGATAGTAAGCAGTATTTCCCTTCACTGTATGAGCAGATACCTCAGCTTTCCTCAATCGTTTCCTTACCGTGTCACGATGCAAACTAAACGCTTCTGCAAGCTCAGTAATATTAAAAACATATTTAGAACTCATAGTAGATTTTTAGGCAGCACCGTCAGTATGAAAGTCTTTTAATTCAGATAGTTAAGAAAGGTAGTGCTGACGATCCCTTTTTTTGCGAAAAATACGCAAAGAACGCAGGGACGGCTGCCGCCTCGCGTACATTCCAGAACGCCAGGGTCCCAGACCTTTTTGGAGCAAAAATGCACCAAAACTATGCATTCAATGCCTTTTTTACTTCCTCGACTAGCTTATCGTCGAGAGTATTCGTGGTCTTTTTTGTCAGGAATTCGGCCACATGTAGAAATACGGAAATTAACACCTTTTCCGTAACCAATTTAGTGAGTAATGTCTTCAAAATAGCTAATAAAATTGTGCTCATACGTATTGCTCCTTATCGATTCCATATAACTCATACGGGAAGTGGTTAATGAACTCGTCAACAGTCCCCGCGCCTTTAAACGTGTTGTAATGATCTTTCCAGTATTCACCTAAAGCCTTGATATTATTGGCTTCTGGCAATGTTTGAGGTTTACGCCAGTAATGAACACGGCACATTGCGACCGCATACTTGAGGTTGGTAATTAACTCTGTGTCATCAGGAACACCACACACTTCAAACACATCGTCGGCTTCTGCTGAGAGCAATGCTCGTAGATCTACCGTTAATCGCTTTGTATAACGTACGAAATTACGCCAAATATCGGCGTGTGTGGCGGGTTCCATCTGGATCAAACCCAGTGCGGGGCCTTTTCCGAGTTGCTTTAAGTACGTTCCACGCGACTCTTGAGCAATCGTCCCCATTACAAGCTGCTCCGCTGCTAGGCTGTACATTCCTAGGTTTGAAAGCGTTGGAACGACCACAAGGTCACGTAACTGCGCAAGGTCTAAGCTCATGAGAGGCCTCGTTTAAAACGGTTAATAAATAGTTTGATTGCTTCGTCGCCCATCAGACCTGCGACACCTGCCATAAAGCCAGTAAGTGGGCCTCCCATATTCATGGAAGTACATAAAAAATACGTCAACATCCCTAAGAAACCACCTGTAAACACGGCGATAAGCATATGAATTAATGAGAATTTTTTAGCTTTATGCTGAAAATCACGGAGGTATTTCACAGCGCCACCCAGCACACCGACCACCACAAATACTGCCGTTTGAAGAAGCTCATCCGGTAGGTACTTCATACAGTGCGTCCAGTCCAGAAACGAAAAAGCCCCGCAATTCGCGAGGCTAGAAATGAAAAAGCCCAACACATTGGCTGGGCTTAAATGATTTGCGTGCCGCTCAGATACAATCTTCACAGCTTGAGGAAACTTTAACGTCTAATTCCCGAGGTCGCAAGCGTTACGCGCGAGATTTTAAAATGTCGTTCTCTTCTTATGAAAGCGACATTTTGTATATAAAGCCTTGTGTTTATTGGGCTAGAGCAAAGCGGTTTCACAACTCAATGGCGGCATGTTGGCGGCAAAACACATATCTTTTTTGATGGATATGTTTAGTTTAGGCATAAAAAAACCACCCGAAGGTGGTCTAGATTTTACTAATACTTCAATGATACCCTTTTCCGAAACATACCATACAAGCCTCTTCACGCCGCTTTTGAACCATCCTTGCCCCTGATAAGTTATTTTCAGGCTCTGTATATGTTTTCCAAACCTTCCCAGTACCAGCACAATTCATACACGCAATCGGCTTTTTTTGAGCGCTGCCAGAATTTTTTGAATGGGTACTGTTAGATTTCGCTGACCCTGAATTAGTTAAAGCATTAATAATTACAACGACTACAATAAAAACGATTATTAATTCCATCTGAATCCCTCCGCAAATAAAAAAGAAAACGATCAAACCGCAATTTAAGATTAGACTAAAAATCACTCAACATCTTACGATTAGCAGCGACATTTAGAAAAATTTCACCCCCTCACCTCACCCTAGGCAAGTCCTCCCACCTAGTCGTATAAGCCGGTGATAGATGGTCGCGTTTCATTGACCATTGTGGTGTCGTGCCTTGGGCGGCGAAGAAGACGTTACCAAGGCCGCTGTGGTTGATTCGGTCAACCACTTCCATTAGATGTTTTGCATTGTCGCGTTGAGCGTTAGATCGAAATAAATCAGCCTGAAAGGTGCCGTGTTCGTAAAAGTCGCTAAGCATTACGCCTGCTTTTGCGTAACGAAACCCCGCTTTGAAAATTCGCCGAAAGAGAACATCGGTGGCTTCTAGCAGGTCTCTCGTATCGTCCGTCGGGTTTGGAAGTTCAACGCTTAACGAATTGGAATATCGAGGATCATTCGGGTTAAACACACCTGTCCGAATAAACACCTGTACCACTCTTGCGAGCCGCTTCTCCCCTCTTAGCTTTTCCGCCGCGCGGGTCGTGTATTTGGCAATGGCTTCTCGTAGCTCGGCTTTATCCGTTATTCGGTTCCCAAACGAGCGACTGCATACAATCTGCTTTTTAGTGGGGGCCACGCTTTCAAGCTCAAGACACGACACGCCATTCAATTCACGGATCGTGCGCTCCAACACAACGGAGAACTCACTTCGTAAAGATTTAGGGTCGCTGTCTGCGAGATCCAACGCAGTGTAAATGCCTAGCGCTCTCAACTTCTCAGAGATTCGACGACCGACACCCCACACGTCTCCAACCTCCACCAATGCCATGAGTTTTCTTTGTCGCTCTGCATTCATTAAATCCACCACGCCACCCGTCGCGGTGTACTTTTTGGCGGCATGGTTAGCAAGCTTGGCAAGTGTTTTAGTGGGCGCAATGCCGATACCAACCGTAATGCCTGTCCATGTATCAATCTTATGTTTTACACGACGAGCAAAGGCTTCGTAATCTATCGCGGTTTCAATGCCTGATAAATCCATAAACGCCTCATCAATCGAATACACCTCAACGCGGGGCGCCTCCTCTTCTAATAGCGTCATTACCCTATTTGATAGATCCGCATAAAGCGCATAATTCGACGAGAAACAGACAATACCGTGCTTTTCGATCTCGTCTCGAATCTTAAAGACGGGCACGCCCATTTTAATACCGAGCGCTTTTACCTCTTTTGAGCGCGCGACAATGCAGCCGTCATTATTCGACAACACCGCAACGGGTTTGTATTTTAGATCTGGGCGGAACAGCTTTTCACAGCTTGCATAGAAGTTATTGCAATCAACCAACGCAAAGACCGTACTCATCGTTCTATCTTACGCACGACACCAGTGACAACACCAAACACCTCTAAACCGCTTTCTTCCGAGATAGGGATAACAGGGTACGCTTTATTACGTGGTCGCAACGCGACAGCAGGCATTAACTCCAATACCTTAACAGTCATTTCCCCATGCACACACGCAATAACGATGTCGCCATGTTTAGACGTTAGCGAGCGATCGACCACCAGAACATCCCCGCAATGAATCCCCGCTTCTATCATCGAATCCCCCTGAGCACGTACAAAAAACGTTGCACTGGGGTGTTGAATGCACAGCTCGTTTAAATCAAGCGTACGCTCAACAAAATCCTGCGCTGGAGACGGAAACCCGGCAGACACAGACTCGACATAAAGCGGGATCTGCATCTTGTTCGAAGACAAAAAAGCCGACGATTCCGCCGACCCAAGGTAAGTCACACGCATAGCAAGCACCATATACTGTATATTTATACAGTATAGCGATAACTATCACATTCGCTCAAGAAAAAGTTGTGTTATATCCCATCACCAAAACCCCGTCCTGTTGCGGTTTTCACACGTTCGATGGTTTGGTCGACCCATGCGGGGTTGGTTTGGATTCTGGCGAGTTGTTGTTGGTAGTTTCGGATGGTTTGGATCATGGCCATGATGTCGGTGGCGGAGACGACGGCGATGCTTTCGGTAATGCCTAAAGATTTGGCAACGTCGTTAATGAGTTTGAGTTTTTCGTCGTCTTGGATTGGGGCGGGTAAGCTTTGTTGAATGGGTTCTGGCGGTTGTTCTGTTTGGGCTTGATCGAAGGCGCGAATTACTTCTAGATTGAACTTCGGGCTGATCCACATGGCGTAAGCATAAACCAGTTCTTTGCAGACCCAAGTGCCACCGCTTCTACCCTGATTTTTATTTACCGCTAAACTATGCGAATTAGCATAGTTATCAATTTCAGCTATTAATTCTTTTGTTTGTTGGTTTCTTAGGAACTGAGCGGGTAAATGGCGCGATTCTGAGCCAGACGCTTTATGAAGATCATTAAGGGAATACAATCCGTCGAGTGTGCGGATGTCTTTTGAAGCAATCATTAAGTGAGCCATCATTGGCCTCCTACGGTCGAAGTTTGACCACCCTAAAGAGGTACTAATCTCTATTAAGGTGGTGGATCTAAATCAGGTTAGTACTACCGCCCGTAGGAACGGCCTAGCCGAAGCTAGCCCAAAATAGACCCACCATAACAGGCGGATTTCGGCCACAAAAAAACACGCGGTGCGTGTCTTAGGCCGCTACGGTTAAACGGGGTACTAATCCCGACACTGGATTTTGCCAGTGCAGGGTAATGTTAGTATTAGCTTGAATGCATTTCAAGCATTAAGCCCTTTAATTTAATAAGTGCTATATTAAACGCCATAAAATTTAATACGACGATTACAATGCAAAAACAGTCAGAAAAGGTGTGAAAAGTATGTTCAAGGATGCTAGTTGGTGGGTGTGCAGTTTTTTTATTGGGTTATTTTGCTACATGCTAGGGGCTGTCGGAGGAGACATTGCTCTATCCCACATTGCTAGTTTCGCAGGCATTGTTGCCGGATGCGCCACCGCCTTCGCGGCATTTTTTGCTTATAAATCTTTCAGCACTTGGGAAGAGAGAACAAAAAAACAGCATTTCTTAGAGAATAAAACAGCCGCTATTAAAGAGCTTAGCCTTTGCTATGAAATGCATATTTCGGAGCTATTTGTGTATCTTGACGAGCTATATCACTTTAAAAAATACATACGTCAAAATAGAACCCATGATGAAGGGCATAGCAAAAAGGAAGACGATACTAAAAGAAAACTTCAGAAAGTTAATGAAAGTTGGGCCAGATATAAATCTTCTTTAATTTTCACGCAATCATTCTATACAGAAACGATACTGAATGGCTATCAACCTAATGACCTAATTAGCCTTCAAAAAAGTGTATGTAAAATTGCCAAAGATGGTGGTTCTTGGGATGGAGAGCTGAGGAATTTTGCAAATGAAGGAACCAAAAAAATCTTAGCATTGTATAATAACCAAGACTAGACCACATCGTCCAACTTGCCTGTGATTCCCAAAACTAAGGTCTCAATCTCAATAGAGGTGGTGGGTCAAATAACAGGTTGAGACTACCGCCCAAAGGTACGGCCTAGCCGAAGCTAGCCTGATACCGACCCACCATACAGGCGGATTCCGGCCACAAAAAAACACGCGGAGCGTGTTCTAGGCCGCTACGGTTAAACGGGTACTAATCCCGACACTGGATTTTGCCAGTGCAAGGTAATGGTAGATCAGGACGATGGCACGATCAATACACTTAAGATTTAATATCTGTAATATTAAATAACAACCCCACCTCTTGCCTTCACGATGAAAATTTAGCGAATAATCAAGACCCACTCAATCACAAAAACATATTATTGAAAGCGATTCCTTAATATTTTAACTAGGTTAAAATCAGATTCTGTATAGTTAACTTGATATTGACAAAGCTCGTACACAGACTTTTTCTTCTTTAATTTTTTATTAGGACTTAATATTTCACTATCTTCAAAGTTAAAAGATGATGGTGATTGACAAATATGAATTTTTCTTTTCATAAACTCCCCCTATCTCTACCCCATTATATTATAAAGGCACTGAGACAGCTCTATTTATTTTCTTTTAATGACTCTGTTTCAAAGTTATTTAAAGGGATATATTCCCAGTCAAGCGCTTGTGAAAACGCGGGAAAAACCTTCTTTAAGGATATTAAATATTTAATAATATTAATGCCTTTTTCGTCCAAAATTTCTATAGCACAACTGATATCACTATGATCACTACTTTCCCCTCCCATTGAGTAGACTAAATAATCTAAATAGCAAGTCCTTTTCATATTGCTTCGATTCACTGTATTGAAATGATAATCAGGGTATTCCGACATCAAAATTATCTTTTTTTTCTGATGCGACACATCAATCAAGTTTACGGACTCAATTGGAATATCGCCTGGATACCTATGACCGTCTGGTCGAGTTGAGAAAACACAGCGATAAACCCCATCATCTTCAATACGCAACCTCACAGACAGATAAGTAGAATTCTGTGGTAGTAAACATTTATTAAAGCTCGTGGTTATCAAGCTAATACGTTCAGCGTGAAGGCAGTTTAGTTTGCGGCCAAATTCACCTCTATTTAACCAAAAGCCTTTCTTAAGTTTTGCAAACTTTTCGCTGTAATCGGCATTAATATTATTAGCCTGCGAAATAAAACAACAAAGACTAAAATCTATTTTTTCGAACAAAGTTAGCTCCTCATTGCTCTTAGAGCAATTAAAGAAAGTATATCGAGCACTTTCAAGAGACAGTAAATAGTTTCGAGGCAAGTCGTCTGGCTCTGGGATAAGGCGACATTCCTCCTTTTGATTTCTGGTAAAGTAGGAAGGCGAATTCTCTGTAAGTGGCTCAAAGGGATAGCCAAAGACCTCGTCCTGCTTTGGAGTAAAACAGGACGGTTGCTCATCATTCTGTGAATTTGTTAAGCAAGGTTCCGAAATGTTCTGATGTTTATTCTTCCGCTTGTAGTTGTACACACTATATTTACGACATAAACAATTAGTAATCCATGCTGATGCCATAGCATATAACAAGTAGCATAGTAACATACCTGCGAAGTCAAGATCGGATAAAACAAGTGCAATTGAGGCTTTACTAAATTTACTAACTTCACTGACTTCACTGACTTCACTGACTTCACTGACTTCACTAACTTCACTTAGTTCACTAACTTCACTTAGTTCACTAACTTCACTACTATCCTTATTGTACATATTAAGAAAGTTCAGCGTCACAAAAATTAAAGTTGGTAATAGAAAGACACTTGATTTTAAAAGAAGAATATTTGTAGAGTGAGAGTTATTAAGTTTGAAATAACTACGTACAAATATAGTAAAAATTATTGGGAGAAACAAAAAGAAATAATTATTTTCTAGTAAATTACCATAGCTATTAAAAAGTACAATATCCATGAACATCCCCAAAAGAATAAATGAACCTCAAAATTCAATATCTCTCACTACAATGTTAGAATACGTCTGTTTCCATGCATTTTGTTAGTTTAATATTGGCTCATTGTTTTAGATTGTCAAACCCAAAAGAGAAGTCATTACATTAAATAACACTACATACACAAAATACATCCCCCCACTCTCCCAACGCCCTTTTCATCTGTTCTCTGGAATGGGCGTGCATGTACCGTTTATCCAACCCATCCCGTTCGTGGTTGAGTAGCATTTCCCCTATTACCCAGTCGATGCCCATGTCTTGCCAGCAGTCACGGGCGAGTTTGCGTATGTCGTGGCTAGTGAATTTGATGCCGACTTCGTCGCTTAGGCTTTGATACCAACGCTCTAAAGTGCGTATGGCATAGGGTTTGTCGCCGTTGGAAGAGAAGATATAGTCGCCGCGCTTTGGCAGTGTGTGTATGAGGTCGTAAGCGTGTTGGGTGATCGGGAGCCGGTGCTCGGTGTTGTTCTTGGTGTTTTCTTCGGGAATGCTCCATTCCAATGGCGCGTTGGAAAATTGCTTCCACTCTGCGAGCGATGTCTCCCCTATTCGGGTTGCGTGGAGCAGTTGCGTCATGAAGAACACGCGCTTTTGTGTCGGCTGGCCGTTTATGGCTTTTATCAATGCCTTTAAGTCGTGAGGTTTCAGTTTGCCGGGCTTGGCTTCGGGCTGTGTGGTGGTGAAGCTGCTAAAGGTGATGTCTGCAATCGGGTTTCTGGCAATCAACCCTAGTTCGTATGCGCGGGCGAATGCGGTTTTTAATACACTTATTACACCTTTTATCGTTGAAAGCGCGTAATCGGCCTGCATAGGCATGTAGAGCGTTCTGTATAAGCGTGTTTTGTTTAACTCGCTTAGGGTCGCCTCTGAGAGCTTAGCAAGCAAGTGATTGCCAATGTAGCTCGACGCGGTAGAAACGTATGAGACGGAGTACGTTTTGTCGGCATCGATATGTTGCATAAACCACATGAGCACTTCTCCCGCTGTATGATACGTAGAGACGGCAAGGCGCGCTTTACGATCGGCCAACGCATTGGCACGGATCGCGGGTAACTCTTGAAACAAACTCGCGGCGGTGATCGCTGGCCATTTGGCAAGCTTGGTACGTTGGCGCTTTTTCCCTTTGTATACGACATCGTAAAAGGTGCCACCCGTGCGGGCGGCATTGATGTGGAATTCGACTCGGCGGGAGTCGTAGAGGTATCGCACCTCTTTTTTAAACGCCGCTCGAATCGATGCGTCGGTTATTTTCTTCGTTACAGCTTTGGTCATGCAATCGCTTTCAGCTCGTCCTCTGAGAGTCTTGATTGCAACTCTTCTTCTAACGTTGCCAAAAAGCGCTTTCTACCTTCTGAGACGTTGTTCGCGAACGTCTTTTCAGACGGCACGGTATGCGCTGGGCCTAGCCTGAGTTCTGCGGCGAAGGTGGGCAGGGTTGCTGCTATACGGGCGTTTGAGAGCGGTCGTCCTTTTATTGTTCGTCGCCCTTCTGCAAGTACTGCGGCAAATAAGCAAAGCTTTTGCATGCGTGACAGGTCACGAAAGAGCCAACTGAACCCTTTGTCTTTTACTGACAGGGCTTTTATATGGCGGATCATTGCGGCGTTGCTGTCACCGCCACCACTAAAGGTCGGGGAAACGCCAAACATCAAGGATTCACAAATGCGCCCTGTGTTGCCGACCCCTTTCCATCCTGCGTCGGCTGTGCTCGATATGAGGTACGTTACGTGGTCGTTTATGATCCGCCATGAGAGCGAACCGAGTGTGTTTAGTTTGTCTTTGTCTTTCCAACGCATGGGTTATATCCGTATTGTTGGGCGACGGCTAGGCACTGATATTGAAGCTTTGCTTTTACAACATCCCCTGTGTGCCTTGCTCATTAACGCTTTCCAAGTTGTATCGACATCCTGTTGCGATACGGCGTGTGTTAGTTGCTTTACTCTGATTCGGGGTTTGTGTTCCATCGTTATCCTTCTAATATCGCTCGTATATCTCCAATTCGTTCACGGCCAATCTGACGACGGGCGTGCACTTCTCGTGCAGTGAGTTTTTCGCCTGTGTTTTGCGGTTCTATCACGGAGCGAGGGAAGCGCTCTCCTCGCATATGGGCTTTGCAAACTTCTTTGTATATTTTGCCAAACGCCCGTTTCCCCGCTCCGGTGTCACGTCGCCGAATTTTGGAGAACCCAACTCTGCGCCCCGCTTCGTACAAAACCTCGTGGCTTGGTTTCCAGCGCGCTAGGTCGTGGGCATTGTTCGCAACTTCAAGGTAGGCTGCTTCGGTGTCTGGAAACTCGTTGAATAAATCTCTCATGTTCGCTCCTTACCAGTTTGTGTCGTGAATGTTCGACAGACTGTTCTGAACTTGATCCCGCGCTGTGGCGGGCGGTGTCGGTCGCTGCTGGGAGAATTTCATGGAGTTACGCATCCACAGCCGCCACGCGGCGACCCAATCTTTTTTCGTCGAGCCGTTCGCTTGGTGGTAATCCATAAATTTCTTGGTTTCGTTTTGCCAGTCGGTCGTGATTTGGTTTTGAACGAGCCAGTCGAGCATTCGCTGATCGACGATGAACTGATCGGGAACGTTCGAGGCGCGTTTTGATTTCGGCTTGGGGTTTGCCGGAACGGGCAAACCAATCTCATGTGTAGTCTCTGAGTTAATCTCTGAGTTAATCTCTGTATACGTCCCCCGTTTTTTTGTGGGAGGTGTCCCAATTATTTGTGGGGGGTGTCCCAAATTTTTGTGGGGGGTATCACAATTATTTGCGATAGGGGTCACATCGTCGTGTTGGGGGGTATCACAAATATTTGTGATAGGGGTCACATCGGCGGTCTCAACCGCTTTAGGAAAAGTGATCTCTTCTATTTTTTGAGCAACAGGTTCGATATATAAAACATTGGATAGCTGAGTTCCATTGACTTGTTTGTTACGCAACTCACAACGAATCAAGCCAGCATCACGCAACCTTTTAATGGCTTCTTGTGCTTCACGCTTTGTCATCCCAAAGTCTTCAGAAAACGAAGCGTAAGAGCGGTGTAACATGTCATCGCTGAATCGCCTCTGATAACCTGTTACCGCACCTGTATGCTCGTCTCTCAGCTCTCTTGGGCGATACCAATAAACAATCTCTGACAGCAACGCAACCGCTTTAAAGTCAGGCTTACCAGAAGGTGTTAAGATTTGTTTGTACCACACTTTAGGCGTCACATTACCAGTAAAACCTAAACGCCCAATATCGGCGACTGCCTTTGTAATTGTCATGAAAGTCCACCAATACGAAGTTGTGTGGCGCGTTGGCTTGTCGTCGCATTGTTAAGCTTCGCGCTCTGTCCTGCTTTGAACCCAAGCGCTCCGCAGGTAAGTCCATCTTTCGAATCGTCTAGTTGAATGCTTTTAAACTTAACCGGTTTATGATCTTTGGAGACTTTAGTACGGTGTTTCGTTACGTCCTCTGGTACGTTCTTTTTACCAAAGACATTGATCAACTTCTCACATGCCGAGTACGCCCAACCCAAACAAAACTGGTCTTGTAGCATTGCATTGGCGTTATACTTCTTTTTGAAGTTTTTTCTTTCACGCTCTAACTGAGTGTAAAGCACATCAAACGAATAGCTGGCAAGTTGAGCGTGCGTATCAAATCCAATAAATACAACGCTTGAAAGCCATTGATAACGATTAGATTTGACATCGACAGTCTTTTCGATCGTGCAATATGTACCGGAAATTTGAGTGATCGCTTTAATCAGGTAGCACTCAAACTCTTTTAGCGACTTTCTACGGATCGTTCGTGATTTCATTTCTAAGATAGAAAGATCCCCTTCATCCATCTTATGCTTCTTCATCAACGCCATGGCTTGACGTTTAGCGATTTCCGCTTCATGTGGATTATCGCTTTGTGAAAGAGCGAGCAACTTACGAATTTTTCTTCATACCGACGATTCGACATAACTCACCCCTTGAGTTGATCAATTCCGTGCTGTAGCACGGCTTTACGTAGAGCCATCAAAGCTTCTATCGCTTCTGTGATTTCGCGCTGACACTGCTCTTGTTCACGAAGAGTCAAACGGCCGTCGGCAAGCGCTTTTTGTATCGTCGAAAGCACATCACCGTGTTCTTTGCCCGCGTTGAGCACACATTCGAGAATGCTTAAACTTTTGCTCTCCTCTGCTTTGATCGACAGCTCTAGCCCCATCGCTCGGTAGATGGCGTGATTACCTGTAAGCAACTGAATCGCGACGGATTCGCGTAGTGTGAGTCGGTGCGTTTCGTTTTGTGGGTTGGCTTTGTTAATCATCACTTGATAATTCGACCCCAAACGTCGTGCAATTTCCTTCGGCGGCATATCAGAATCGTGAACCGTGTCATAAATGGCCTGATCAATATGGTCCATTGTTTTCTCCTTGATTAATGAAACGTGGCTGAATACGGTAAAGTTAGTTAGTCTTTAATGGCTTGCTGTTCGTGATCGCGTAACAAGTCCGATTCCGACACTGAGCCATTCGTTGCTTTGGAGATCTGGCGAATATATTTGGCTGGCGCACGTTTGTTCCGCCATAACCAGTTCCAAACATGTGCCTGCTTTACTCCTAAATTTTCAGCCAATGCGGTTTGACCTCCAACGGTCTCTATAGCTTTTTGTATTGCGGTCATATTCCATCCCTACATATTTTTGTTGTATTTAAATACAACTTATATGTGTTTGTCAAATACACGTAAAGTTGTAATCATCACAACAAGAAGTTAACTAGACTGAAAAACTAAAAATGAACATCGCAGAAAGAGTTAAAACCCAACGAATACACTTAGGACTAACTCAAACAGAGTTGGCTAATAAAGTTGGAATAAGCCAACAGTCATTGCAGAAAATTGAAGATGCTCGGACAAGCAATCCAAGAAAGCTATTAGCACTTGCGAAAGCCCTTGAATGCACGCCTGAGTGGTTGCAATTTGGTATTGAGGGAGTCAGTTCAGGTGAAGCCGAGAGCAATGTTGAAGCAGCGCCGTTTAAAGCTCCTAGTAAAAAGCTGCCTGTTGTAAGCCATGTTCAAGCTGGTGCATGGAGCGAAGCTATTGATTATCGCTCATTGGCAGACGATATTGAGTGGGAAGAAAGCCCATTCTCTGCAAGTGATAACGCTTTTTGGCTAAAAGTCGTGGGCGACAGCATGACATCACCCGTTGGAACTAGCATTCCAGAGGGACATTTAATTCTAGTCGATCCTGATATTCCGGCTGACAACGGAAGCCTTGTTGTGGCGAAACTTGACGGCACAGATGAGGTAACTTTTAAAAAGTTATATATTGATGCTGGGCAGAAGTATCTAAAGCCACTTAACCCGAACTACCGCCCTTTTGAAATCAACGGGAATTGCCGTATAGTCGGTGTTGTAAAAGAAGCAAAAGTGAAACTTTAAGCGCTAAGGCTAAACCTTGCTTCAAGCGTACGAAGTAAGGTAAAACAGTCAATTACCTCAATACCAAAATGTTTACATACATTAGGTACTTTTACTTTGGTTGAGTTTTCAGCAACTAGCTTTTCGTGAGTGACTACAGCAACTTCCCCACCCAATTCCTTTATTGACATTGCTTTAGAAATTATCCAAGGGTCAGCGCCATCCAAGAAGCTGTCTCTATTAGCCTCATTTAAGTGCGGTTGATCCATTAAATATTCCACAACTTCTACAAAGCAATTTTGTGTTAAGTCGTCCTCATCATCAATGAAATGCTCATCGCGTTCTTTAACCCAAAGACTAAGTTTGTCCTCTTGCTTTTGAGTTTCACCAGCTCTGGCTTTCGCTGGCTTCGGTTGTTTCAGCTCTTTTTGAACTTGCTTAATTGACGTTATTTGGCCACTTTTGTACGACTTGTCTAAGAATGCCCAAAATCCAGGACAAAAATCCATATCGTAATAAGACCCTTGTGCCTGAATGTAAATATTCGCATCTAGTAAGTACAGCATTAAATACCTAGTTCCTTGGCTAAATTTTTTACGTTTAAAGGCTTGGTGCCTAATAAATGCCCTGCATCGCGCAGTAACATACGTCCGCTTAGTGCTTCGGATACAACTGCACTAGCAAAACTCTTTCCAAGCCGAGAAATTTTGGTCGTATAGTAAGATGGCCCACCATTGGAGTTACGCTCATGATCTTTCTTGTAGCTTTCGATCATTGAGTAATATTGAGCTTCCGTAATCAACCCTAGCGTTAACGCCCTTCTGACAATAACCCATCGACTCACATGGAAATGCTTAGCAATTGCACTAACATGTAGTCGCCAATCTTTCTCAATCCAGACTTGAAGGAATTCATCTTCTGGTACTAGAAACTCAGCGGCAATTGCGTTGCATTTGGCTTCTTCTTTACGATGGTTGCTTGGACTAACATCTGAAAGGCCGCTCTGACCGATCCAAATGTGAGCCAACTCATGAAGCATGGTGAAAAGTTGCGCCGTTTGCGCATCTGCACTGTTAATAAAAATAACTGGGGCAACGTCATCACAGATAGCAAAACCTCGAAATTCTTGAACTAATAGCGGTTTACTTTTCCCACCAAGGTCTCGTTCTCTCATTACCATTATGCCCAACTTCTCAATGTGTTGGCGCACAACTCTTTCATAATCATCCCATCTACCTGAACGTTTCGCTGGCAATGAAAGCCTGTTGCGCATATCAGCAACGACCGAAGACGTATCACTATCCATAGTAAATTGAGTTATAAAGGAATTCTCAAGCTTAAGGTTATCTTTACGATATTCCTTATACCACTCTTGGCGCTCTAACACTTTTCGGATTATTGCTATCAAAGAAGCGCTAGGTTTTTGTAGCTCTCTTCCATCAATAGTTCGTAAATCTGGTATTGGTAGATCGTCGGCTGGCGGCTGCTTGGCAAAAAGTAAACCGAAAGAAATTAAGGTTTTATCTGCAATATTTCTGGCTTGTGCCATAGATGGCGCATTTTCACCATTTTCCCAAGCTATTACTTTTTCCTCCTTAACACCTAAGGCATCTGCGAGTTGAGACACAGACATACCCGCACGCACGCGCGCCCAAATAATATTGGCAGGGTTAATAAGTGCTTTGCTCATAGTAGATAAACCTAGATAGATAATTCTTAAAGTATAGCCAAAGAAAGGAGGTCGAAAAGAAAGCCAATCCATGACTGTAGACAGATTAAAACTTAACTATAAGCGTCTTGGCAATACATTCAGCATTAAATAGATAAAAAACGAAATTTTTAAATTTACACAAACAACATAAGAAATCTGCATAACAACTTTTTAGTGTTGACTAAACCTAATATTTGGTTGTATATTTGTCTAACACTTTACAACCAAAGGATAGGAATCATGCTTGTAATCACACGTAAACTTGGCGAAGTAATCAACATCGGTGACGACATCGAAGTCACTGTCTTAAGTGTTAAGGGGAATAGCGTGCGCCTAGGCGTTGAAGCCCCCAAAGAAACTACAATCCATCGAGAAGAAATCTATAAGCGAATCCAAGCTCAAAAAGCCTTGGATGCGGAAGTAGCGTAGCAATAAGGGGGACTTAGTTATGAGTTTCGCTGTATTCGGAGCATCAGTTGAAGATGCTAAAAAGCTTGCCCATAAGCGCCTATCAAAGATTGAGAAGGATGGCATGAGCACTTGCCTTGAGAAGGTTGGGAAATGGAATCCTCAGAAAAAGCTAACTATTTCCGACCGCTGCATAGAATCCGTCGCAAAGACTGGAGAGATTCCTCAGACACTTTGGGTCGAAGCGTTTCAGGAACTTGTACAAGTCAACATGAAGTCGATGAAACCCAAACAGGTCTCTCCTCTTTATGGGGCACCGGAGCGTTGCTATGAGTTTATTAGTCTCGCTAAACGCTTTGGGGCTTTGAGAATGACGATTAGACAACGAGTACGCTGCGAATCCTCAAAGAAACCCGGTAAGTTTGAAACTAAGTGGGAAGACTTTAATCCAACACAAAAAAGGCGTCATTAATCATGACCGAGCGACAAATTCAACGATATAGAAACCTGCTACTCAAGTACCTTGAAGACGAAACGCCGGAAAAGCAATGCTATTCACCGGAGCTCATCTTTCAGGATGTTTTGTATTTGATGGGCATTGCCATTGATGAACAAAAATATGGCGCCGCGCAAGGGTTTGATGAATTCAAGCTGCTGTTAACAGAAATAATAAAAGGACAGAACAGGAACAAATATGACTTCTAAAACGTTATTTTTACTAATGGCTGAGTTTGAGGGGCGAACGGCAGTCCCGCTTGCTGAGGCCTTGCATTACACAAACTACACAACCCTAGCAGAAGCCAACAAAGCTGCTAATGCAGCAACATTGTCTATTCCTGCATTTCGTATGGCGGATTCACAAAAGAGCCCGTATATGGTTCATTTGGAAGATCTGGCTGTTTGCATCGATGCAGCGCGCAAAAAAGCGATGGAGAGCAGTTATTTGCTCTCTGGTAAAGCGCCGATTATCGAGAGAGCGTCTAAAAATCCCCCGCCTGTTATTTCTAATAGACGAGGCAGACGAGAAAAAGCTACGGTGATGGCTGGCCAATAAGCCCAGCCTCACCAAGCTCTTTACCCAATACTGAATATTTGTCGTAATAACCTGCTTGGGTTAAATGCGTATATCGAGCAAGATTTGACCAGCTTCGATGCCCTGAAACCATGCTTACCTCTGGCACACTGAGTTGTAGCTCAAATAGATGACTCACCCCTTCGTGCCGTAGATCGTGAAACGTTAAATCTTCTATATCAGCCCAGCGACACGCTCTTTGAAATGCGGCACCTATTGTACTTTCAGCATACGGAAATATCCGAGACTCACCTTCTACTTTAGGCTGTTTTTCGATCAATTTAATTGCGCGGCGCGGAAGAAACAATGTCATATTGTTCCCTATTTTTTTACGAGGATGCTTCATGTCTTTGACGAGAATGGTTCCCTTCAGTGCATCAAGGTCATTCCATTCCAATCGAACGATCTCTCCTAAACGACGCGCTGAAAACACGGCAAATAGTACGATGTCGTCGAGAGGTGTTTTAAATTCAGACATGCGACCTTTGCCATTTTTTTCCCTGTGCTTGTATGAACAGATTTTTTGCAGTTCGTCATAAGTCGGTCGTCGGTCTCGGCATGTTGAACGATCGACGATGCCAAGCTGAGAAGCAACGCCTGATGCGTCCTCTATCTCTTGTAGGTTAACCGGTATTGACCAGGCAACTCTTGCATATTTGGCTAACACTCGAATGTACGCTAAATCTTGAAGTACTGTTGCAGGTTTAGCGTTGTCCTCGTCATGACGTTTTCGTAAATAATTCAAAATATCAGACGCTGTTATTTCTGCTAAAGCAATCGTAGATAATATGGGCTCTTCACTCATTAGCCTCATTGTTCCACGCTTTGTCTTACCTAAAGGTTTCGGTACGTTTTCATGCTCTTTTAGATACCTTGCCATAGCCTGCGCAATCGATAAATCAGACAATGACTTTCCATTTGCCAACAGTTTTTTAACTTCGGCTTCTCTATTTGCTGCCCACAATCGAGCATTTTTTTCAGCACCACGCCCTTCAAAGCTTTTAGCCTCACTAAAAGCTTGCACTCCAGCTTTCATTATTCGAATCTGAGCAGAGTGAACAACTGTCCCATCCTTTTTTTTCCTAGTTTTAAATGTAGCCATGCTGGTTAGCATCCTTGTAAGTATGTGACATAATAGAGCGACAAAATCTGGTGTTATGCGTTGCTGGTGTAAAAAAATTACACACCAATACATAGGCTTCTCAACAAGCAATTTACTACAAAGATTTTTGTAGTAAATGAGTAGCAACATACTACCTAGAACGCCAAAAAACACCCAATAACAGACTTAAATATGCTACAAGAAAACAGCGAAAAAACAAGCTCAAACCCTTATAAATCAAGGGATACAATAGACAGACGCTTTAGCGTTGCGCCCATGCTCGACTGGACAACCCGCGATTACAGAGTCTTTGCACGTACTCTGACGAAACATACTCTGCTTTACACTGAGATGGTAACAACGGGCGCGATTTTACAGGGCGACAACCCTGAGCGTTTTTTAAAGTATGACGATTGTGAGCACCCTATCGCATTGCAGTTAGGCGGTTCTGATGCGGTGGCATTGGCGACGTGCGCTAAAATAGCGGAGACGTTTCACTATGATGAGGTGAACCTCAACGTTGGTTGTCCGAGTGACCGCGTTCAAAACAGTCTTATTGGAGCCTGTTTGATGGCCTACCCTGATAAGGTCGCCGATATACTAAAAGCAATGCAAGACGCGACGTCTATTCCAGTTACTATTAAACACCGAATTGGGTTAGACGATCAGCAAGAATACAGTATTTTAAGAGACTTCGTGGGGACCGTCGCTGATACGGGCATTCAGACTTTTATCGTGCACGCACGAAACGCCATTTTGCAGGGGTTGAGTCCAAAAGAAAATCGCGAAATTCCGCCGCTTAAATACGATTATGTTTATCAGCTAAAGAAAGATTTTCCTGACCTTGAAATCATTATTAATGGCGGCATTAAGACAATAGATGAGACTATTTCTCACTTGGATCATGTAGATGGTGTTATGATGGGCCGAGAAGCCTATAACAACCCATGGATTCTAAGCGACATTGATACAAAAGTGTATGGTGCGTCTGCTTGTGTAAATAACCGCTTTGAAGCCTTGGAAAGATTTGTTCCCTATGTTGAGGAGCAACTGGCTAAAGGCGAACGGTTGATGCACATGACACGCCATATTCTGGGCATTTTTCACGGATTGCCCGGTGGAAAGCAGTTTAGACGCTACCTTTCCGAAAACGGTCACAAAACCGACGCGAAAATCGATATATTATTAGAAGCAATTGAAATTGTTCGCAAACAAACAACGAAACACACATGCATATAAAAAGGATAAAGCAATGAGCAATAAGTTATCCCAACTAAAAGAATTCACGACCATTGTTGCTGATACTGGCGACATTACCGCTATTAAAGAGTTTTTGCCTGAAGACGCGACAACCAACCCTTCTTTGATGCTCAAAGCATCGCTTATTCCTGAGTATGCTCCTTTTATTGATCAAGCGATTAGCTGGGCGAAAGAACAAAGCGATGATGCAGCGCAACAATTGATCGACGCAGGAGACAAGTTAGCCGTTATTATCGGCTGCGAAATTCTAAAATACGTGCCTGGCCGCGTTTCTACCGAGGTTGATGCTCGTTTGTCTTACGACAAAGAGGCAACAATCGAAAAAGCACGTCGCTTAATTGCGCTGTACGAAGAAGCCGGCATTACACGTGACCGCATTTTGATTAAAGCCGCTTCCACTTGGGAAGGGATTAAAGCAGCAGAAGAGCTGGAAAAAGAAGGCATTAACTGCAACCTTACTTTGTTGTTCTCTTTTGCTCAAGCGCAAGCGTGTGCTGAAGCCAATGTTACTTTGATCTCGCCTTTTGTAGGTCGAATTTTAGATTGGTACAAAAAATCGACAGGCGAAGCATACACAGCTGAAACAGACCCAGGCGTTGTCTCCGTCACGAAAATCTACGACTACTACAAGCAACACGGTTACAAAACCATTGTAATGGGTGCGAGCTTCCGTAACATCGGCGAGATTGAGCAACTGGCCGGCTGTGACCGTCTAACCATTAGCCCTGCACTTCTAGAAGAACTTAAAAATGACGAGGGCACATTGGAGCGCAAATTGACGCCAGTGTCTTCGACAACACCGGCTGGCGAATCTATTACTGAATCCGCTTTCCGCTGGGAAATGAACGAAGACGCAATGGCTACGGAAAAGCTAGCGGAAGGCATTCGTAACTTCGCTGTTGACCAACGTAAGCTGGAAGACCTACTTACTGCTAAATTGTAAAACTTTCTTGACTCACTAAGAAATAAAAAAAGAAAGAAAAAAGAGCAGATGCCCATCTAGGCATCTGCTCTTTTTGTTTAAGCCGAACATCAAATATGAAGGAAATAGCAACAACTTAAAAAGGCATCTACTATAGTAAA